CTTCCAGGCCCATTTCTTCATCTTCTAGGCCCATTTCGTCGGGCGCTCCCATATCAGCCATGGGATCCTCTTCTTCTACCTCAGTGACGCCATTCCACTCACGCAATCTGGAATTGCCAATCGCTGGCATACTGGCCAATTTCATGAACCGACGAATTTCCGATTCAGTTAACAAAGTCTTACGAGCCATTATAAATCTCCTTAAAATACACAAACTCAAATATAAATAGTGTTGTGGTTTAATAAACTCCCTAAAAAAGCAATCTTGCCGAAGATATGCGTTTTTTTAACTTTTCTAGAGCCTTTACTTCTATTTGTTTTACTCTTGCAAAAGAAATTCCTAAACGTTCCGCCGCTTCCCTGAGTGTCATATTTCCGTTCTCGTAAACAGAGATTAAACAACAATTATGTTCTTTTTCATAATCTATCCAAAGACGACACTCCGTCACTGGACACGACACTCCTTCTTTCAAACAATGCTTAGAGCATTTTAATAATCCATTTTGTTTCATAGCTCGGGGTGCTCCTCTTCCAGCAAATCGAAAATGTTTTCTACTTCACCTTCGCTAAGTGCAAAATCCTTAAGCGTTTCTTTGCCTTTGTGTCGTAGTTTTTTAGATTTAGCTTTTCGGCTTTTAGATTGTTGTTTAACTTCATCAATGTATCCCTGTATTCTTTCATCTCCTGTAATATATCCTGTTATGATATGGCGAAAGAAAGCGGATTGTGTAAGCGCATCTTGTTTCAATCTGATTAACAATTGTGCTTGGCGATGATCATTATCTGTGAAGATTATTCTTTTTGTTAAGTTTCCATAATCTATTTCAGTAGACATCACCATTCCCTCGTTTTGATATGCGTATGGCTTTCCGATAATCCAGAGTGTGTTTGCCTAACAAACTGTGCTCTGGTATGTAATTCATCGATGGAACGACACCCGCTATATGACAGGCCAGAACGGATCCCTCTTTCCAAATCTTCCAGGACAGATCTAACAGAGCCCCGATACGGTACTCTAGCGGAAACCCCTTCAAAAGAACTATATCTACCACGCCAATTAACCTGAGCCTCTTTGCTTGCCATTCCGCGATACGATTTCCAATGGAGACCATCAGAATCTTCAAGGATTTTTCCTGGCGTCTCGTCAGTGCCTGCCAGCAACGAACCACACATTACAGCGTGTGCGCCAGCAGCTAGAGCCTTTACGATATCACCTGAGTTTCTAATACCACCATCAGCAATAATAGCCACATCTCTATCTGTTTGAGCACACTCCATAATAGTTTGAAGCCCTGGCATGCCATGGCCTGTCTGGATACGCGTTGAGCAAATAGAACCTCCTCCAATGTTGCAACGAACACTGTCTGCTCCCCAATCGGATAAATCGTTAATGCCCTGAAGTGTAGCTACATTTCCTGCCATAATATGAAAGTTAACAGAACACATCTTTCTTAGCTTGTGCAATGCCTCTTTCATGACAATGTGATGACCATGGGCAACATCGATACACAAAAAGTCAACGCCCGCATCTAATAATTCTGTGGCTCTTTCAAGATAATCTCCGGTGATACCAATGGCGGCACCCACATTATTTTCTATCCGTGGTATAGTGTTTAAACTAATAAAGTTGCACACATCCTTGACCAATGAGGCTTGTATATCAATTGTATTATAACGATGGATTATCGATGTACCACCATATGATGTCATTGCAGCTGCCATATTATTTTCTGAAATGGTATCCATCGGTGCAGAAATAATTGGAAGTTTAAGCGCTACTCCCTTTCCTAAATTCGAAAAAATATCTACCTCTGCACGGGTACGTATATCTGAATACTGGGGCATTAATAAAACATCATCATATGATAAAACTTCTTGCATTACTTTTCTCTCTCGATAAATTCTTTGATATCTTTCAAATGATACCATGTTTCTTTGTTTGGCTCCTCTGGATCCTTTAACACTCTAATCTTAGGCGTATTAAATCCTGTTTTAACCAAAGTAATTGTGGGCACTCCACTAAACCCTATAATCTTTTCTGCTTGTGGATAATCAGCGATATTAAAAGCAAAAAAGTGTAAGTCTGAGTATTCTTCGTTTTCTGCTATGTCCTTATAAGAATTACTTAATTTATGACAAAACGGACACTTATTCGAATAAAATTTAATAACACAAATTGCAGCTTCATTTACTTTACCAGACAATAATTTTTGAAGTGCGAGTTTTGATAGTCTATCAATCGACATTTTCTCTCTCCTCAATTGCTTTTTTAGCCTTTTCAATACAGGGAGGACAAAATAAGCGAACCTTTTCCGCCTCCTGGTGAACAACCACCGACCACGACATCACCATTTCTTTGTTTTTCTTGTCAAATGATTCGTGACATGTATCACATTTATCAGGCAAAAGCCCAAATAACGCAACCTCAGAGGCCAATGCCTTTTCGGCTTTTGATGTCTTTTCCAGGGTGCGCCTTTGCTTTCTATTCATCCTCGCTCCATCGTGTACACAGATGGGTGTAAATGTCTAATATAAGAAGTGCCCGAATTAAATACCACTATTGCAGAAGGAAACGGAGCAGAGTTCTTAGAGTCTCCAAACTTAAGGCGGCCTTTAATAAAATGAATCTCCGACGCTCTCATTACATATTTGTGCCAGTACTTTGTATCAGTTCGGGCAGGAATCAGCATCACTACTTTAGTATCAGTCTTTTGGCTTTCCCTATATGCCTTCTCTACCCACTCTGAGAGATTACGATAGGGAGGATTAACAAAAACAGTTTCTCCCTCCCAGTCTTGGGATAGTCCATTATCCTCAAGAGTATAATAATTCTTAGTCTTAGAATTTTCTGATGTGGCACACGGATCTAAAGTAAACTTTCCGAATCTCCAATCAAGTTTATTAAAAAATTCTTGTGGTGTTGCCCATTCGCCCGTCTTAGAGCTAAACAGCGTTTTTTGTGTTGTTTTGTTCATTTATCCTTTCCAATGATTTGTTATAATATTCTTCTTCCATTTCGCAGCCAATAAATCTTCTGTCAGTATTCATAGCCGCTATTGCTGTGGTGGCTGAGCCAGCAAAGCAATCTAATACTAGGTCGCCCTCGTTTGAGTGTTTCTTAATTAAATCCTCAAAGAGGGGCAAACTCTTTTGTGTTGGGTGGAACCTCTGTTTGCCACCCTGTAAGGGATATTCGTAAATGCCCTTGTCATACTTACTATTAAATGTTGGTTTTGATTTCTTAATACCAAGCAAAGCAATCTCGCGACAATTAGTCAAATAATTAATATTGCTATTGATAGGTTGTGGATTTGTCTTTATCCACTCAACGAATCTAATCTGCACAAAACCAGTTTTCACTATAGGATTGTCAATTGCGAATTTCTTTCTTGATTCAAACTCTTCTTCCGATTCTGTTTCCTTCTTTTTCTTTGGAACGCCCCTCTTTCTGTCTGGGGCGCTTGTTTCCATTATCTCCTTCAAGTTTGTTATCTTCCACAAATCAAAGAAAACAATACAAGTGCCCCCATCTCGGAGTATACGATAAAAGTGCTTGATAAATTCACCCAATTGTTTTACTGTAAATTCTGAATCCCACTTTCCGTATTTAGTTGTCACTGCATATTTTTTGCCATATATGCTTCCGTACTTTAAAAAATCCTTTTTATATATCTCTAATTTTTTCTTGATGGATCCGGCGTGATACTTGCCCTCTTCCCCAATCAAAGATTTGTCCTTTTTCAAGAAATCTATCCACCCTCTTAAGGTTTTTAGGGCGTGCCATTCCTCTTCGGTTTTAATGTCAATCGCCCCAGCAGCATTTTGCTTCGCAACATGTTCTACCCACTTATCCATACCAGATTCTCTGGATGTGATATAGGGCGGATCGGTCAAGATAAGGTCTACAGAATTATCTGGGATATCTGACAAAAACTGCAGACCTTCTTGATTGACTAATTTGATCATCATTTCAAATGTGCATCGATAGAAGATTACTCATAAACGAATGATATTCGTAAAAGTTAATGCTTGTATGTTCTTCTTCGTTTTGTAAGGCCGCAACCGTTGCTAATGCTCTAGCCGCTTGATGATCTCGGAAGTTGGCTGCAGCCTTGTTTTTAAGAAGTGCCGATAGTTTGGGGTGTGACGGATTATACACAATTACACCCTTTTCTAGTCTTGCAATATCCGACCTGGCTTCAAAGAGGCCCGCCTTCAATCCTTTGACCTGACCAAAATACTTTAAAAACGTGCGCGAAGCACCATAAATATTCTTTTCAGTATTGAGCGCTTCTACAAATTTATCGTTTGCATCCTGAAATGCAAGACGGCTCTTGGCTATCTTTGCATCTTGTGCTTGTTGCATTCGGAGACTCGTCTCTGCAACAACAGCCCGCCCAATGTCACTATCGCGGAGCCAATCGCCAAAGCTTTCATCTATGATCTGCACCTCGTGCTTGTGGGAAGTAAAATTCATCACCTTAAGGAATTCATCTTTGGTGGCAAAATCGATTTCACCGCGCAACGGCCAACGATAAGAGTGAGAGGAATTTTCCTTATAAATCCCAAACAATCTGTTGCTATCCTTACAGATGGTGGTGCCGGCGACCGTCACATAAAATCCAAAATCACTGAGTGAACTATTCTCGTTGGAAACTCGGGTAAGAATAAAATTAAAATTAGCATCTCGCTTCGCCCAATGGATGGTTTGTTCAATGATTCTCACTGTGTCCTCTTCGTTTCTCTTCAGCGGATCATAAGAATTAAGAAGGGTCGGTCGACCTCTCTGTCCATTAATAGTATAAATCTTAAGCCTTCCGCTATCAATGGCAGCACGATATCGCGTGGCCAATCGTTCATTATGACGGATGCCTGAATTCCCGTTTTTGCCACTGGAGTCCTGTTGTCTACCGATAAATGCTTTGCAAGTACCGTATGTAGTTTGCAACAAGTTTTCCAAAAGAATGATAGTACCTGTAGAGTCCTTATCGACGGCATACTGCTCCCACAATTCATCATAATTACGGGTAGGTGTGTCTTGTGGGCCCTCAAATTCTTGATCTTTATTAATTCGTTCACGATCTAGAAAGGCTCCAGAAATGTTACCATTACAAGACTTGGTAATAACGGTAAAGTGGCCGGCCAACGAAAATGCTGCAGCCTTCATACCGACACCAAATTCAGAAACTTCGAAGTTTCCACGCTCACGAATTTCTCCAGCGAATTCTAAAGATGCCTCTAGTTCGCCGGCGGTCATGCCGCTACCATCATCAGAAACAATGATCTTTTCTACAGGCTCTTTGTTTCCTTTTTCCACTATAATGTGGACTTTTTTTGCGTCAGCGGCTTCTGAATTATCAACAAATTCATACATTGCTTCATGCACTTGATAAGTGCCACTAGTAAATGCGTTTAGAGTCCGCTCGACATTCATTTTAAATTTAGCCATTTTGTTCTATATCCTTTGCCCACGTATAAGTCAGGCTGTTATTTGGCCGCAAGAGGACGATGACCAGGACAGTCCCAGAAGTTGCCCTCTTGCATTATTAATATTAACACTTTTTTAAGGAGTGGTCAACCTTTTTTTTAATTAAATTACCTGTGTTCCGTGCTTTTGAATTTGTTTTTCAGTCAAAGAAGCGCCCAATCGAGGGTCTTTTCGATTATGTCTATTAATCCAGCTTCTCTTCAGCTTTGGCTCTAAAAGCTTGAGCACCTTTTCTCCTGAGATCTTCCAAATTTCTGCAATCTTGTGGCCCTCAAAGCGAGCGATGTAATGCCATTTGTAGCATCCAATCTTTTCATTACAGATATAGTTCCACTGTTCGTCCCAGTTCTTATAGTTTGATATGCCGTTGTATGTACCGTTAAGTGTTAGTTGTATGGTGCTTTTATATTCCGTCTTGTCGCCGTTCTCATCGATGGCGTCTTCTCTCGCATAAGAAACAGATACAGTATGCCCCAAGGCGATGGCCATTAAAATCTCGCGCATCCTGTTGTAACTAAAAGGATCTCCCAAACCAAGAGTTCCCGATAGTTTAAAAAGGGAATCAACGTGGTATTTAAATTCCTTTATTGCAATAATTCTTTCTTCATTTAGCATCTGTACTCCCTAGTGATCCTGCGCCTCTGGCGCTCATTGTAATTGGATATTCATATAATTCGCCATCTCTTCGCCTGATGGCTCTAAAGTGTACCACAGGTACCATCACAACTTGTGCGATCTTTGTGCCCGCTTCAATAGTCTGTGTTATGTTTCCTACGTTATGAAGATTAATAAATACCTCTCCATCATAACCTGAATCGATAACACACGCCCCCACCAGTAAACTACGTTTTGCCGCCACACTAGAACGATTCTTTACTTCCAACATATAACCATGCGGGACTCCAAATCGTAAACCAGTGGAAAGAATTTTACTCTCCCCTGGTGCGATAGACGTTGCCTTGTGTAGCTCACTGGGTGGAGGTGAGTACCGCACGTCCAACCCGGCATCCGATGGATTGGCGCGGGCTGGTTCGTTAGCGGTTGGGTGAACCAATGCATACTCAAGCAGCATTGGTATTTCTCTTCTTATTCAGAATAAGATTATAAGCATCATAGAATTCATCGACGTTCAATTCGCTCTTCATAAAACGATATGCCTTTACAGCAGTGCGAATCTCGTCG